AAGTAAATAACCAAGAGGTTTGGGATTCTGTAAAGAGAGGAGAGGTATTAGGTCTATCAATAGAGGGTGTATTTAAACCACAAGAGGTTGAGGCTCAACTATCTACCGACTTAACAGACGAAGAATTACTTGAGGAGATGAAAAAGGAACTAAACAGATTGTAGTATGTCTTATGACTTTAGCAAAAGAGATGTTTATTTTAAATACAACTCAGAGGGAGCTACTATTGAGGAAAATAATTGCTCAAATGTTCTATACCCATTTGACAAGGATGAAGTTTATTTTAAATACGAATTAGCAGGAGCTACTGTTGAGAAGAACGCCTGTTCAAATTTCATATACCCACCTGAATATGTAAGTGGTTTATGGGGGAAAGGAGTATCACAAAATAACATTGGTTGGGGTCAAGGCTACAACAATAACTCTATTAATTGGGGGTGGATATATACAGAATCTCCAAGTGGAGAAACAGACTTATACGTAGATGATAATTTAAACGAGGGAGAATACTACCTAGTAGATGCATCACTAAACATACTTAACGATGGAACAAACGATTTAACAATTACATATGGCTAACGAATTATATTATAAGAATGGGGATGCTGCTGATGGCAAACAACCTGTTGGGGTATCTACTAAAACAATAGATGACATTCTCCCTATTGCAAACCAATCTCTTGCTGAGGGTGGTTCTAACGACTCTACTATTATGACCCCTTTAAAGGTTAAGCAATCCATTGAGGCTAACCAAAGGGCAGAGCTAACAAATGCTGAGGTAAAGAGTAAGTACGAGGTAAATAGCAATACCAATGCTTTTACAGATGCACAACAAACCAAACTAGCAGGTATAGAGGCTAATGCAACTGCTGATATGACAGGAGCTGAAATCAAAGCAGCTTACGAAGCACAGTCAAACACCAACGCATTTACAGACGGAGAGAAGTCTAAACTTGAGGGAGTTGAAGCAAATGCTACTGCTGATATGACTGATGCAGAGATTAAGGCAGCATACGAAAGAAACGCAGATACAAATGCTTTTAACGACACATATAAAGGCTATGTAGAGACTAACAATGCAAAGGTGGGTATTACCCCTACACAAGCATCAAACATCTCTGCTAACAACCTTAAAATCAGTTATACTGATAGTGCTCAAGTCTCAGCAAACACAGGACAAATAGCTAACCACTCAACTCTAATCGCAGGGAAAGAGGATTATCTTGGAGCACCTCCTGCTGATAATTATGTGTTGGCATCATTAGCCAACGGAACAAGAGTATGGGTAGAGATGACTGGTGGAGATAGCACACAAACAGAGTGGCTATTAGACCAATTTACAGCACCTATTATTGGTTATGCACCAATAGAGGTAGAGACAAACACAACTGGTTCTATAAACCCTATTATTATTGGAGGAGATGAGCCAATCACATCTTGGGAAGTTTCAAGTGGTAGCTTACCTTCTGATTTCACATTCAATACCTCAACAGGGGTAGTTAGTTATGACACAGGTGGTGCTGAAAAGACAGGTTCTTTTGGAGTTAAAGCATATAACCCTGTTGGTGCTAGTTCTGAGTGGATTGTAGCTTATGAGATAAGTGCTGGTAAAGGAGCTGAGCAGTTTACAAATGACTTGTCTCTATACCCTGTTGTTAGGATTACTACATCAAATAGTATCAGTGAGCAAGGTCTTGTAAAACAACAATTCTATGGAAGAACTACTGCAACAGGTAACGGAACAATTATCGAAGATGCTAACTATCCAATTTGGGTGGCTGATAATGGTAATGGGACTTGGAACTACCTTCTATTTCCTACTGGTTATTCTTATTGGAACTTCTACAAGAACTCCTCAACAGACCCAAGTACGTTAGTTAATGGACTATCAACAGACCTAACAACAAGTTCTTTAACCTATGATTTAGTTGCTCCAACGAGTGATAACTTTACTGTAGGAAGTGTGAACTATCCTTCTGACCAATCTGATGCTCACTATATGAGTGCTCAGAACTATATTGACTTTGGGAATGATGTTTCTTTAAATGGATTTGGAAGTGATAACAACTCTTACTCTTATGGATTTAAACTAGTAAGAGCATTACCAGATGATTCATTAGGTAGGGTTATGTTCGCAAGAGAAGGTCGTAACTGGCTTGGATTCTACATTGGTCATAATGCCACTTACACGAACTTACTTATTGGTAATGGCTCGACTAAGACCTATACAGGGGAGACCTCTTATCCAAGTGGAGGATTTGCAGCAGGTACTTATATGAGAGTTACTTTTAACGGAACAACTGTTAAGATTTATGCAAATGGGGTAGAATACTTTAGCTATGGTTCAGCGAGTTCTTATTGGGATGGCTCATCCTCAACAGATAGCTTAAATGTGGTATTTGGTAGAGGAATTGAGAGTAATGCTTACCAAAGTTCTACTTCGTACTTTCACGGATTTTGGCAAGGGCAGATTGAGAGATTATGGATAGCAAACGGAGCTGTTATATCTACGGATGATGATGGAATTACTTACCCTGCTGGTGTAACACACTCTTGGGATTTAGACGAGACAGAAGGAAAGACTTTCTTACCAAGTACAGGTTCAGTTCAAGGTATCGGTAAGAGACAATCATTCTAAAATAAAACACCTTAAAAACTATATCGTAAATTTTTTAACATTTATAAATTATGAAAAACAGAGAAATTTTAACACACTTCAAATCTATGGTAGATTCTTTGATTCCTAAAGAAGAGCCAAAAGAGGAGATTGAGTTAGCAAAGGAGGAGGCAGAAGCACCACAAGCAGCACCAGCACCTGAGGTTCAGGAAGAGGTAAGAGTGGAATATGCCACAAGGAAAGATTTAGAAGAAATCAAGGATAAACTTAACTCTGAAGTTGCAGATGTTAAGGCTATGTTTGAGCAGATTTTAAATATTGTACAACCTAAAGAGGAGAAAGATGTTCCTGCTAAGTTATCAGCAGAGAATGAAATCGTTCACTCACCAGAGGTTCAAACAGAAGAGAAGAAAGTTATCTTACACTCACAAAGGAGACAGATGACTACAAAGGATAGAATTATGAATAAATTAGCAAACAAATAACAATGGCAACAACACAAGTAACAAACTCGTCTTATGCTGGAGAAAAGGCTGCTCCGTATATCAGCCTTGCATTATTATCAGCTAACACCTTAGAAGCAGGTGGAGTTGTAATCAAACAAAACATCAAGTATAAGGAAGTTGTAAAAACATTAGCAGTAGGTTCAGGAATCATCCAAGATATGGATTGTGATTTTACTGCAAACTCATCTGTAACAGTTGATGAGAGAATCTTAGAACCGAAACCTTTCAAAGTAAACCTTGAATTGTGTAAAGACCCATATCGCTCAGATTGGGATGCGGCTCAAATGGGGTACTCTGCTTGGGATAAATTACCAGCATCTTTTGAAGATTACCTATTAGGAGAAGTTGCAGCTAACGTAGCAACAGACATCGAGAAAATGATTTGGAGTGGAGACGATTCTAACGCAGGGGAATTTGATGGATTCATCACTTTAGCAACTGCTGATGCTGATGTAATTGACATCTCAGCTCCTTTAACTATTGATGCCTCTAACGTGATTGGAGAGTTAGGTAGAATGGTAGATGCTATCCCTGCTGAATTGTACGGAGCAGAAGATTCTTATATCTATATCCCTCAGAATGTACACAGAGCTTATATTAGAGCTTTAGGTGGATTTGGAGCAAACGGATTAGGTGCTGCTGGTTACGATAGCAAAGGAAATATGTGGGCAGGTTCAGAAGGAGTTTCTTTATCTTTTGATGGAGTTAAACTATTCGTAGCAAATGGTATGCCTTCTAACAGAATGATGTTCGCAAGACAATCTAACTTATGGTTTGGTTGTGGAATGTTAAATGATGAGAATGAAGTTCGAGTAATCGACAGAACTCCAATTACAGGAGATGACAATGTTCGTATCGGTATGCGTTTCACAGCAGCAGTACAGTACGGATTCGGAGGAGAAATTGTATTATACTAAAAACCTATTATATGGCTTGTGATTTTATAACAACAGGAAGAGCCCTACCTTGTAAGGATGGGTTCGGAGGGTTGAGAGCAGTTTACTTCGTAGGGAGTACAGATGTAGCAGGAGAAAGCATCGTTTACAACACAGATTCAGATTCTATTGACTCTGTTGGAACAGCAGTACCTTGCTATAAGTATGACTTAGAAGGTTCAAGTGCATTGACTCAAACACCAAATCAAGACCCTACACAGGGAACAACCAATGTTACTCAAGTCTTAGACTTAGACCTACACCAATTAACATCTGCTGACAACGACAACTTAAAGTTGATTATGTTAGACAGACCTCAAATTGTAGTAGAAGATAAGATGGGTAATTTCTTTCTAGTTGGACTTGAATACGGATGTAATGTAAGTGGAGGAGATGGAGTAACAACAGGTGCAGCAGCAGCAGATAAGAGTGGATATTCAATCCAATTTACTGCAACTGAGAAAACCTTTGCAAACTTTGTTGAGCCTTCAACTTTAACAACAGGAAACGTTATGTCTGATGCTGGATTCTTAGTATCTTAAACATAACCTCCCTTAAACAAAAAACCCCTTACTTATCGTAGGGGGTTTCTTTTTGCTATTAAGTAGCCAAAAAAAGTAATAAAAAAAAATCTACTTAACAACTAACTAAAACTAAAACTAAAAACACCTTTGCACAAGGGATAATTAAAACCATCACAAATATAATTAAAAAAAACATATCCAAGACTATTTCGTAATGTTTTTATGAAAATAATTCAGCCAACAACAGAAACACAAACTATCACTCTCATACTAAGAAGGAGTGATGTTACAGACACTCAGTCAGAGTTTGACTATAAGAGCAAACATTGTACAGTTGAGGATAACCCTTGTGCTGATGAAATGGTTGCCTCATATCAAGGCTCAAGTATGTCTATGTCCATTTATGAAGATGGTACAGGTAAAAAAGAAACAATTTCAGATTTATCCGTATATAGTACAGGTAACTTTGATGAGGTATCTTTTTCAAGCTCTATCCTAAGAAAAGATTTTATGTATGTGATTGAGATAGCCAACGAGGGTTCATTGTTATTTAGAGGAAAGATGTATTGTACGGACTCTTTTGATGGAGGTGTATATGATAAGAACTCTGAGTATTACAAACAATACCCTAATAACGATAATAATTACACAGTATTATGAAAGAGGAAAATAAAAATATCGGAGTCATTAACCTAAGAGCTTATGATGCTCCTGTGGTTATGGAGGATAACTCTAATGATTGGGTAGGTTGGGGAGAAAACAATGATTACTTCACCAAACTTATAGACCGATATATAGGCTCTGCTACAAACAACAGATGTATTAGCGGTATCTCAGCACAGATATATGGTAGAGGACTAGATGCAACAGATTCTAAAGAAAAGCCTTTAGAGTTCGCTAAAATGAAACTTATACTTAAAGATAAGGATGTACAAAGATTAGTTAATGATTATAAGCTCCTTGCACAAGGGGTATTAAAGGTTCGATACAACGCAACAAAGACATCCATTATCTCTATCAAACACTTTGAGAGTGAGACTATCCGTATGGGTAAAGCTGATTCTATGGGTGTTATAAAGAAGGTTTATTACTCACCTGATTGGAGTAAGGTCCATTCAAGCTCTAAGCCTAAAGCTATACCAACTTTTGGTAATGGTAGAAAGAATCAACTAGAGGAGATGTATATCATAAAGCCTTATGTTAGTGGATATTACTACTATGCACCACCTGATTATGTGGCATCTATGCAATATGCAGAGTTAGAGGAGGAGGTTTCTAATTATCACAATAGGAATATCAAGAATGGTTTACAACCCTCAATCATCGTAAACTTTAATAACGGAGTACCAAACAAGGACACTCAGAGATATTTAGAGGAGAAGATATACGAGAAGTGGGGAGGTACATCTAATGCAGGTAAGGCTATCATATCGTTTAATGACTCAAAGGATGAGGAGACTACGATAGACCCTGTACACTTACCTGATGCACACGCACAATATCAATTCATATCTGATGAGTGTAGAGATAAGATTATGCTTGGACACGGTATTACATCACCTATCCTTTTTGGTATTAAAGACAACACAGGGTTTGGTAACAATGCAGAGGAGCTTAGAACAGCAAGTTTAATTATGGATAACATAGTTATTAGACACTTCCAAGACCAACTAATCGCTGCTCTTGATGAAATACTTGCATTTAACGGAATCCACCTTAAATTATACTTTAAGACTCTACAACCTATTGAGTTCACAGACCTTGATAATGTAGGTACTAAGATTAAACGTGAGGAGGAGACTGGAGAGAAACTATCAGCTTTAGAGGACTTCACAGATGAGCAAGGAGAGGATATGTTAAAGCAACTAAGAACTCTTGGAGAGGTTGTTGATGAAAGCGAGTGGGAGCTTATCCATACAGAGGTAAGTTCAGACGATGGGGACTTTAACCTAGAGAAGTTTTCTAAAGAGAACAGAAGTGTTAAGGATAAGATTCTAGCTTTCTTTAGTGCTTATGCTAACCCTAACGAGGATTCCTCCCAAGACA